CCTTGTCCATCATATTCATCATACATCTTATTGATATCTAATTTAATATCTTGAGGAGTGTAACTCAAATCAATCAATTCCCTATTCCGTTGATAATTTTCTGATAAATCTGGATGAGCAATTAACTCATCCTCATGCATAGCCATACACGCATCTAAGAACATCTTTCTGATCGGAGTCTGTCTCTTCCCTTCGGTTATAAGCGTTCCTCCATCAGTCAATATATTCTCGATACCGTCACCTGAATCTCCTTTGATGATATGAGTCTTCAGATATCCGGGTTCCCCTCTAACCAACTTCTTCATAGTTGGATTCCATTGCACTACATTCCCAAACTCGTGAAGCTGTTTGAAATCATGATCTGAACTTACGATAACAACTTTACCTCCACTCATAGCATGTCGTCGCCCTAACTGACCTATAATATCATCAGCCTCTGCCCTTTTATGACTAACAGCTTTCCACGGCATAAACTCATTAATCTCATCTATAATTTGATTGATCATTGGAAATATCTTATCAAAATCATAAGGTGATTTATCTCTACCCTTCTTACGATGAGCTTTGTAATGAGGATACACATCCTTCCGCCAAGATCGTCCCTCCCCACATATCACAATATCATCTGGTTTAAACTTTTTATTTAATGCAATAATAGATCTAAAAAACACATGACGAATGAGACTTATATCAACATCATCTTGTTTTCTAGTAGTAGCAAATATAGCTCCAAGCAGAATCTGATTCTGATCAACTAGCATTAACGTACTCATAATTGATCCAGATCCTCCATATACAACTCTTGTTCAGTCTTACGTTTCAGTGATTTTATATCAACCATCAACACTTTAATTTTACTTTTCAACATAGTAACCTTCTCTTTTGTTAGGGAGTGAATCGGCATATTCAATAAGTAATCATATAACCCATCTTTCTCGATTACCCCATTGACTTTTTTAATTTGTTTTATTATATCACATTTTTTAGTGTTTGTAACTATTATATCTCCATCTATTACAGATTTAATGAAGATATATCTCGATGTCAACAGTTCTCCTTCATGTTGCATTTGTGATAACATATATTTTTTTCGTTTCAAAGTATATGTAAGTTTAATATCAACCCACGCTTTCAGCAGATCAACATCATTATTAAACACTTTAATTTTATTATCTTGATCTATTGTAGTGAAGTTCTCCGACACTTTCTTAACCAATTTTAACGTATCGAGAATAAAACCCTCATCTCGATCTCTGATAACCCCTCTAGAGAAATCTACAATAAAATTAAATTGATCATTGTCACTTCGATCTTCAAATGATTTTAACACTTTACTATCTTCAAGACCATTAAGAATGTTAACATATGATTTAAGAGTATATCCAATAGGTAATTCAGTAATCTCTACTTTATTCATAGACAGTAACTTAATACTCCCTGAAATTAACCACTTACTATCTCCATCCCCTTTAGAGATAGTTCCTCTGAAGCCGTTGTAATGTGGTTTCTGGGCTCGGATACTCTTTCCATTAATAAAATTAATCAAAGACTTCTTAATTCCATCTACCTTCCGAGGAAGTATTTTCTGAGCAAATCCAGGTGATATACCTTCAGATCCATTAACTAATATAAGAGGTAGTGTTGGTATAAAGAATATAGGTTCAATAACCTCTCCTTCAAATGTTTGATGTTTCAATACAGGTGAATCATCATCATTGAATAAAGAGTTGAAATAACTCTCCTTGTGAGTAAATATGTATCTTGGAGCTGCTGCAATAGGCTCGAAACGAGATCCAAATTCTCCTGCATCTTTTAACAGTGGTAGATTATTTGAACCGATGTGATGTTGAGCTAATGTAACAATCACACCACTTGCATCCCCGTGTAAGTATTGATATTGCTCAGACATCTTACTAGCAAGCTGTAACACTTTATGTTCTTTATTAATATTATTTCGAATGATTGTAGCAATAATCTTCCGAGATGTGTTTTTTAATCCATCAACATAACTACAGATTTTACGTAAATTGTCATATGATGCATAATCAACATAATCAGTTGAGAAGAATTCAGTCGTTGTTGTCATAATATACCTTTACAATTTAGCAATAGAAAATTCATTAGCTAATACATATTCTTTTCTGATGTCAGATGTATTAGATGATAGCCAACTAGTGATAATAGTGTTATCATCAAAAATTACATTATCAATCATATTATCTAGACCATCAATATTAATAACATGTCTTAATTGATCTGCTCTCCAAGATCCTAATCCTTTTACGTAAAAAGCTTCACAACCCTTCATATCTACTTCAGTCCATGAATTAATTTCTGTCATATCATAAGCCCACTTAATAACCTTATCTCCTTTTTTAAGGACCATCAATGGAGTTCTTAATCTTGATACACTTACATCAGGCATGTATGTTATAAAGAATCCAAACAAAAGACCAGTAATTTTATTACCGTCAAGATCAGCATCTGTTGCAATCACAATCCGATTAAAATCTACATTATTAATAATTTTATACAATTCTGATAACTCTTTATTTGCTGTGAATTTTTGTTGCGACGCGTTCACTGCATTCAACGGTACCCCTTTAAGTTCATAAAAAGAATTTCCTCTCCTCCCGAGTATTTTCATTAAACCAACTCGAGCACTTGTCCCTTCACAGATATATAACTTATCAACTCCCCCAATAGCAGGAAAATATTTCTCTGACTTAATCCTTTTAGTGACTTTATCTAATTTTTTAAGCTCTTGCCTTTTCTTAAACTCTTCCTTAATTCTAAACACTTCTGTGATAGGATCAATTAATAATTTATTCTTCGCTAACTTATATACAAAACTATCCCAATCAACATCTCCCATATACTCCCTAATGAATGATGCTGAGTTACTCAAACTCTCTTTGGTCTGTGAGTTTGTTTCAAATTTAGGAAAATCTCTAAAGAATACAACTAATTGCATCTTATTTCTAATGTCTCCTGGTTTAATACCTTTATGCTTTCTAATGAGTTTATCTTTAAGACGGTTTACTATATTATATGAAATATTATCAATATGAGTTCCTCCATCCTTCATATGTAGAGCGTTAACATAAGAGAAGAATCTGAAATCATCATTATCATTAGGAATAACACCAACAAACCACTTACCATCCCCTCCAGTTAAAACGTCTGCTCCTTTCCCAAATAAATTGATAAAATGTTTAGGACTCTTAGAATGTATTTTTTTATTATTAAATCTGAAAGAGATATCAGGAAACATAATAGATGCTATTAATACTCTCTGTTTCATAACATTCAACGTTACATCATCTATAACATCACACTCCAATCTAGAAAAATCTGGATGGAATGTAACTTGAGTGTAATTGAGAGATGAATTAGTAACCTTTACATAATTACTATCCATATTATCTTTTGAGGTGTAAACTAATTTCTGTTGACCATCTGAAGTTTCACCTTTAAATTTGGTTGAGAATATATTTACAACAGACGCCCCAACACCATTCATACCAGCTGTCATTCTAGTATCATCATCTTCAAAGTTAGAACCAGCTTTCATTTGTCCCCAAGCTAATACTGGACCATATTCTCCTGTAGATTCTTCTAATTCAACTGGTATACCTCTTCCAGTATCCTTGATAGTGATACTATCAGAAGTTATCTTTACACGGATATCCGTAGCGTATTCAAAGTTGGTACGAATAGCTTCATCCACAGCATTATCAAATACCTCCCCAAACATCTTAACCAATGCAGGGACATACTCTTTACCTTGATGTGATATAGAATCATCCTCAAGAAAAAAGTCTTCGTGGAGTTTAGTGTTAACCGATCCCAAATACATCGCTGGTCGCAATAGTACGTGATCTCTATCACTCAACACTTTAATTTGATTATCTTTCATACACTCTCAAATATACCACCGTAACCGAGTTTAGTTGCAAACGTTTGAATCTCAGATGCAAGGAAAAGTTTTTTCGTTCCAGGAAGTGTCCACTCTCTTCCTGCAGCTTTATCTGTATCAGATGCAAATGGAGTTGTGATTGAGTGATAATTTCCGAACTGAACTCGGCTAGTATAATATTCTTGTGTTAGATTAACCTTCATTATGATCTCTCTGTTTTAATATCAGTTATTTGATCGAAATTAAATGATCTCCATTGATTATTCCCATCTACAGCAATCTCAGTAGCAACAATAAGATCAGGGTTATTGATAGTCTTTGATTTTCCTGTTCCTACAATTTCTGCTAATACATCAGCTTGAAGAGTAAACCAACCAGTTCGTTCTGAGCCATCTTTCTTTGTAAAAGTGATACGAACTGCCCCTTCATGTAATGCTTGTTTTAATTCATCTTTATTCATATTAAATCCCATAATTAGTATCAAAAGAATAATTCAATTGATAGTACCAGTATACCATATATTTAGATACCTGTCAACTAAAATTTCAAATTATTTTGTCTCATTTAATATAAACTCTTTATCCTTTTTAATAGCTGAAGAATTAATCCTAATGTTGATGATACCATTATACGACATATCACTAAACAACACACCTTCTTTCATTTGATACCATAACTCGATATAACTCATCATTGATTTAGATGTACACAGACACAAAATCTCCCGATTAAATGCATCGTAACCATATCCATCTATATCAGATAACAATTTGTTAGATGAACCATGATATACCTGCCAATCAGATTCCACTATAGATCGTCGCTTTCGTTTCTTTCCTTTAAGAGGAGGCTTAGTCACCTTCCGCCAGAAATTCTTCTTACCGATGTAATCCATCCCATTCTGCGTATTAGTGATCCTATAGACAAACCCTATAGCATCACCAATATCATCTGTTGTGAATTTTACATCATCATACAACCAATCATTCATCAGCAACTAAGTCAACTACTTCACAAACACCAGCACTACAAGCAAGCTCTTTGGTATTCTTCAATGCTGAATCATCAGATTCATACTTAACAATTTGAGTCCAATCAATACTCTTCGGCATTTTACTTAATAGCTCATCATAAGTCTCTTTATCAATATCCTCATACGGTGCTTGAGCATAAGAATGTTCTGAGAATGGTAAGAATGATACACCAGAACAATCATCAAAATGCTTATACACCCACGCTCCAACATCCATCCACTCATGTTCCTTTACTGATACTGTAATAGATGGTTTATGCTCTGTCCAATTTTGCTGATATGTCAACCATAACTCTAACTGCTCAATAGCTGTCCGATCTTCTCTAAATACAGCATTTTTAGGAGCTTTCATAGGGAACGAGAATACATTAACATTACCCTTTGCCATCACATCTGATTCCATTGGAACACCAGCATCTACCATCAACTCTGCAAGAGGGTCTTTAGCATCAGCTCTAACTCTACGGATGTAATAAGGATTATGTCTAGCGTGGATACCAGATGCAGAGTCAACTAATTGACTGACCGTATTATGTGACACACAACCGTTGTTTAATTGATACGAATGGGTATTGTCCACTTCAACATCAACTGTAAATTCTTGCACATCTAATTTTGTAATAGCTGTTATTTTCATTTAAGTATTCTACCTTTTTTATAGTTTGAATTTTCATCTAGAAAAACGTCAATGTGTTTTTCATTTTAATATTTTTAGTGTATTTGAATGTTTTTATACCATCAGTTATCCAAATAAAACCTTTATTTCCTTTACCACCTATTGTCCCTCTAATAGATTGCTCTTCTTTTAAAATTTCTATTGCTGTTTTTTCAGAGCAATTATGTGTTTTCATAATATAATTAACTGAAAAAGCTCCATTCTTTCCACCTAAACTAGATCTTTCTTTCCTTCCAGCAACAGTTGACCAACAATAAAAATTCTTTTTTCCTGTTTCTTCATATTCAAGCTTCCCAGCTTTCATGCTTGCTTTTCCACCCATCTTAGCCCATTCAAGTCTTTCACTATAATCTCTAAAAATTCCAACACCCTTAGCCTTAACTATCGCCCCTCCTACCTTTCCCGCTTTAGAGTTTATTCTCAAATCTTGAAGTCCTGAACTAAAACACATATTCAAATAATCAGAGCATACCGAACTCCGATATATTTTAATTGAGTTGTTATATTCTTTATAATGTAAACATACGGTACATACTCCATTACACTTCTCCGTAAATAGTTATATCAATCCACCAGGCACTGACATAACCATCAAATTACAACTGTATAACATCATCATCTATAGTTATTTCATCAACTCTTTTCCATCCATCAACCGTCTTTAGTTTATGATTTCCTGTAAATTTATATTTTTCATTATTAAACTCTACTTCATATACATCTGATAAACCATTAATAAAAAGTTTTGTTATCAATTGCTCATCATTATTTTCATCATAAACTTTAACATCGATAATTGGTTCAATCCATGTATTAGGTTTTAAACTGAAAACATCTTCAACTTTATTAGCTATGAATATATCTGCCATACTCATATCACCAGAAGTTGTTTTGATTTTAGTGTTTAACGTTGTACATCCACTGGGTTTGATTGCTGTAGCAGCCATAGCAGGATTAATACCAAACTTATTAGCCCACTCCTCATTAACAGAAACTGCAATATCTTTTATCTCAGACAAAAAATCAGGCAATGATAAACCTTCCACCGTTTTTTTAGATCCATTCATGAATGTGTGATCCATAATACCGGTCAATGAAACTCCTAGAAGAGCTTCCTCTACAGTAGCTTGTTTCCATTTAGCACGGAGACCTTTAATATTTGTTAATGTTGCTTGCATAGTACCTAATATAGCAGCAAGCTTAACTTTAGATCGGATGTCATCTAATGTATCATTAGTCCTTAATACTACCTCAGATAGATTACAAAATTGACCATCTTGCAAAACTATCTCGCTGCAGGGGTTTGTCCCGTATAAAGGTAGATCTTTACCATCATATTGCTCTCTGCGTCGAGCTGGGAGATGTTT